AGGGAGAGAGTACCCTCCCCTACCAACTCTGGCATGGATGCCACCATAGTTTAAAGACATATGGTAAGTCTATATCGCCATTCTTATTTTGCTCATGGCTAAGCAGTGGCATTAAACGGGTTTATCCACTCCCTCATAACCACAATTAAGTGGTGGTGTTCAACACCCATGGTACAATACCTGCAAAGGTGTGAAAGTTAAAATCATCAGCAACATAACGATCTACACTGACAGTGTTTCCACTTGGACTGTTGAAAATATAAGCAACTGTTGCACCCCCATTTGTGGCCAGGGGTAGGGTACCGGTAATGATAGTATTTGTACCACCCAAATGGCCAAGTGAACTACGACCACCACTAACCGTGTAACCAGGAATTTCTAACATTGCTACTCCTTCAATATTGGCGCTAATACGCCCAGTTGCAGAGGAATAGTATGTCGCATAACCACCAGTGAACATATAACTCTGGGCATTTCCAGACGTCTGTGTTATTACAACACTATAAAGTGACGATGTGGTCCCATCATTTAAGTGCATACGCAGACCCCCTGAACTTGATGAATAAAACATCGAAAACAAACCAAAAAGGTCTGATATATAATCTGGAGTTCGAACTAATGGACTTGAATTAGAGGTCGTTTGAAGAACTGGAAAATGTGTAAATGGTTGGAATAATGATGCACCTAATCCACCAAAACTTCCTAAAAATATTGGACGCTTAAGCAATTGTCGCAGACTCAAAGTCTTACAACCAATACTTTCAGCTGCAAAGTCGTTAGACGTATCTAATGAACCTAACTCTGCAAGTTGAATTTTCTTGGCTGACTGTGAAACTGCTGGAATATATGGTTCAAGTGTTGTGCCAGTTTGTGACCCAATGGCACCTGCTAACTCAAAATCATCGGCTGCTGCTACCTCCATCAATATTTGGACGCTTGACGTTACTGTACTAGGTGCAACTAGCGCATTGACAATATGTATGGACAATGTTCCAATGGCAAAACTAGGGATCAAGAAATTTGTTGGTTGTATATATGGGACCACGACTTCGAATTCATTGGTCTCTCGAATATCGATGATCTCACGGAACAAATTGTCCGTGTCTGCAAAGGATACTGCAGCACCACCTGTATTAAATGCCAATTGAGGCAAAAATGAAACAAGTAATCGACCAGAATGAAATTCTGTTTTAACAATTTTAAATTTGAACTTGAAACCACCACGATAAAAGGCATGGAAATAACTCAATGTTGAAAACACTGGAGCAGTTGTCCCCTTACCATAAGTCGTATTAAAGTAATGTGGTCCAACTGCTGTTGAATACAGCAAAGTTTCAGACACAGCCGCAGTTGACCAAGTGACTGAATTCCAATAAATGTACTGGGAACACAGGAACTTGTACGACATCTCGTCAATTTGGGTACGAGATCTACCCGTGGTCAATGCAACCTCATTTGATGAACTGAGGCCAAGACCATGGCCATTAAAGGCTCCATCTGAATTAAATGAATTTGGCACTGTTTTCCGGGTATGAATCAACGCTGGGTTAGCATTCATGGGCTTGCTATAACCCCAAATTTTTGGCCACATTCCCTGCCACATCGGCACCCCAAGACACAACTGACATCATTGATGTGAGCATTGGTAGAACACCAAGCTCAGTTGCCGACAAGCTGATCTTACGAGCAACACTAGATATTGGACCTAGTTTACTACCAGCTTCAGCAAACTGGATGGACTTTGAAGATTGAGCAACGACGTTAGCATAAGTTTTCACATTTTCCATACGACCATACAAAGTCCAAGCACAAGTGGTATCACCAGAACCAGCTTGAAGCGGGGAATAAGGGTATATAAAAATAATCCCAGGCGGAAATTGACTGGGCGCACTAAAATTAACATTGGTATAATTAAATGGCCCTTGCCATGGTATCTTAAGGGTAACAGATGTCTGGGTAGCAAGATCAATCTCAACATGTCGAAGAGATGTGATTGCTTGGGTATTAACAACATGAGCAGCAATCCATAAATTAGTTTGTACAGTATTAGCATTAACAGAAATTGGTAAATATGCCAAAATATACCGCCCTTGTTGAAAACGGACGGCATTGACTTGCAAAATAAATTCAAAATCACCACGAACATAACCAACGCCTGACAAACGATAACGATTCTTCGGAACGGAGAAGAAAACGTCGGGTATAGTAGCAGTATACAACCTGCCTGAATCAGTGGTAGTAAAAGCACCGTCAGATATCAAACTCAACTTCGACAAATACTCAACAACAGACTGAGTGCCAAACTGACTTGGTCCGTCTATAATGGACATAGACACATCAGTAGGCTTTTCAGTCACAAGGGTAGTAGCTTCGGTATCATTGGAAACAAGGGTAGTAACAAAGGTTTCGGAGGTATTAGATGGAACAGATAAGGCGCTGCCCACGCCGGTTGTTTCGGTATTAGATTCAGTAGGTCAAATACTTATCCCCAACTTAACCTGAACATTGGGAATGCACCTCTGGACTCTGGGTATATTGTGGTTTGCACAAACTGGACCCTGAGAAGTAAGACTAAATAGTCACCAGTCTTTTGAGCGCCAATACAGTTCAATTGAACAGAGGATTTTACCTCAAACTGCAAGATGCATTCTCAAGAGCAGAGTACCTGCCAATACCAACTTTCGTATGGATACGTCACAGTTTTACGACCAAGTGAAAAGTCGATAGTAAAGGATAATCAAATCCTCACCATAAGGTTCCACGTATTACGCAACATTAAATTGCGTGACGTGTACCTCGGTTGCCAACCTTGCTCGGCAAACATTCGGATATACTTAGGTAACCAAAAATTCCATGTGGCATCGTCATGTAACGACAACTCACGTGACATGGTATCAGCATTTTTGAGAGCCTGATCCATATCTGGGACACGATCCATCCCAATTCCTCGAGTCCAAAGTGGAATCTCAAGGATTGTGTTCAAATCAAGTGGGGCTACCCACTTCCCTATTATTGGTTCCCAACGTGTCGAACGCTTAAGAAAAGTGGTCTTATCAAAAGCACGCAACTCATCAGAAATCCCATCCTTTGTGTCGTTAGTGTAAATATGACCAAAAACGGCATATCCTTCAGCACATATCTTTTCCGTGAGGTTTTCCCTCCAGAGGGGTGACACCGTAAAACGGTTATCATCTCCCATAGTGCGTACAAGGACATTGTCAAAGAACTCAGTAAAGAAACCTTCCTCAAAACCACGGGATCGCCACACTGAGTACATCAGCATTGCATGGTTCAAGTAAGAATTAATTAAACTCGTGAGTGGATCTCCGGACGGAAGTGACCCGTTCCACATATCCATCTCATTTCCACGAATGTGGAATGCATGCTCAAGGGCGAGACCATAGGTACGGTACGCTCTCAGCATGTCAGTGGACAAATTGGCAAACAAAGGTGTGAAACACTCAATATAAGACTCATTAAATCCTACAAGTGCTTGTGGTGAATGATGTGCGTCATACGCTGACATATCACCAGCACCATGGGTGTCTTCCCCGCATGCCATGTTCAAATGTTGAATGGTCAAAAGGTGGGCATCTTCCCCGACCATGTTGTCGCCTGTAGCAACACCATTGGTCAGGTGATTATCCATCGTAAATTGCAAAAGTGAGCCATAAAACATACGACACACAATCACTTTTCGAAGACTAGCAGCTGAGACTAAACGACCCTTACCTTTGAGAACTTTCTCAATAGGCAAGGTTTCGGACTTCACAACATCAGTGTAAAACCAAGCTGGTATCATACCAGACTTCAAGTCTTCCACGTCCTTCATGACTTCAGCATAAAGCTGCTCAAACTTTGGACCAATGACAAATTCGCCATTAATCCACTCTCCACACAAATCACGCTTATTAATGCCCTCCATATTATACGGAGCACCAGCGGATGTGGAAAGATCAATTCCTTCAAAGCTCGTCCCAGGTATCCCGTTAATTGCCTCATTAAAAGGCATAATCTTCGGAATAAAAGGAACATGAGCTGTTTTGAGATCCCTCGCAAACTTTTCGTTCAAACACCTTTTCAGGCGCTCGATCTCAATTTTTGGAATCTCAGCATGATGGCAATACTTACTACGCGCTTGGGCGTATACCATTGGATCATTCGGATTCACAGAAGCTTTAAATGGCTCCTTAGCCGGTGACTCACTTGGTGTAAGTATATCGGTGACATTGGTGTAAAAGTGATGTTTCTTGGAATGAATTCCAAAAATCTCACGACCAGTGCCATCAACATCTAACTCATTGCCTTCGGCACGCAAAATGCCATCAACGAGCTGCCTCCGAGTCATAGCTGTAAAATAACTGGGTCCA